CTCAAAGATCCGCGGAAGATCTGGGTCAAGAGCATGTAAAATCCCCTATGCAGAAGAAAGAACGAGATAAAGTTGGTGGATCTAAAAAATATGCTGCGGAGAAACCTTTAGCATGGCAACAAGCTCTTGTACCGGAATCATTGGAAGAATCAATGGACTTTGAAAGAGGAAAAGATCCTAAAGGAGCTATGGGTATTGGGGCAGAAAGCCTCTGGAGAAAACACAGATGGTATGATCCAGACTATAAATTAATAGAAATGATTCCATATAAAGAATGGAATGTATTCGTTGTCAAGGATCCTGAGTCCTATGGCAGATATACATATTTCTCTTATTCTGACCACCCTCGGTGGAATTCTTCCGGAAGAGGATGGCCAACAAAAGAAATAGCTGCTAGCGATATGATTGAGACACTAGAAGTAAATGGGGATGTTTATTAATAAATTATGTGGTGGATTTCAATAATATTAATGGTACTTGCAGGCGTGTTTAATGCTTGTATGGACGTTTTGAAGCATAGGTATAAGTTATCTATATTTAGGGACATGAAAGCTCAGCAGTGGATCAATCCAGGCCTCTCATGGACAAATAAATGGAGGCCTAAGACTAAGATCGGCGACCTGATTATGTCTACGGTATTAGTTTGGGTGACAGATCTCTGGCATCTTGTAAAAATGCTTATGCTGGTGTGTATTTCAGCGGCGATTATCTTTTATTCTCCAATACAAAAGTGGTGGCTAGATATTTTTGCCATGTATTTTGCATTCACTGCGACTTTCGAATTATTCTTCTCGAGGATCCTTATTAAGAAGTAAAATAATCTTGCATAACGTCAATCATCTTGACATAATCAGAGGATTGCTTCGGTAATTCCTTCTCTCCACGTTTATATGCACCCAGGTTTCCAACTCCCCAGTTATATGCGATGATCATATCCTTTAGGTCCTCAACATAATCGCTTTTAGCTACCGTTTTTAGATAATAATGAATAAATTCCGCTGCTTTCTCAGCATTGTACATATCATTCATCGTAAACTTGGTACCATATCTTTGATTTATCCCTGGGTGAAATTTTCCATCCTTTGTTTTCCTCCCATTGAGAATATATTCCTTTGTTTGCGGAAATCCCTCAAATCCTAGATTATTTTTTGTGGGTTTCATTCCGGTTTCAACTAACATGATAGCTTTTATCAAATTCACGTTAGGATCTTCACCTTTTGCTCTTAAATTGTCTGCAGCACGTAAAATATCATCATCATATTGATTATATCTCTCCATATACGCAGAATCTAGCCTTCCTGGCTTGATTTTATTGATAGCATTGATGAAATTTTCATCTGCTTGAACTATTTTAGGGGCCGCGGCCTTCTCTTCTTTTTGCTTATAAATGCTTAATAAATCATTAAAACCGGTGAAAATATCATCTCTTTCAAGAAAATCTTCATCTGCTAGCTTCATAATTAGGGGTTTTTTAGCGATTTCTTTCTTATCTAGGTTGTTTGCAAGATCAGGAGCTCGTCCACCAGCAAACATTACGAACATGGACGCTAAAACTGCAAGCTTTTGGGCCTTATTGCTCAATAGATTAATGTCAAACTTCTCATTTAGCACATTTTCTGCTAAAAAATCTTCATTTAGAAGGTCGAAACGGCTTAAAGACTCGCGTACAAGCATGAAAATAGGTTTATTTTATATATCCTTAGAATGTATATGTTATAAATAGGGTCTTTTTAAAAAGATTGGATATATAAAATAAAAGTTGAATGATCAAGGACCTCTATATAAGAAATCCATCCGACCCCAACTATGTATATGGTGTCTATGAGCATGAAGATGCTATAGAAAGCATTATTTCCAAGATAAAAATGATACTCGGTACCCGTCAGGGGTCCGTTTTAGGGGATGTAAACTTTGGGGTGTCAATAGAAGACCTAGTATTTGAAACTAGGGTCAATAAATTCGATCTAGAGGAGAAAATTAGGGGGCAAATTACTCAATATGTCTCAGAAGCATCTCAATATAAGATAGCTCCTAAAGTTTCCTTTGGAAAAGCTGAAGGATATGACTTTTGTGTCATTGATTTTTTCATTAACAATGTGAAATCTTTGGGTATTCTCGTAAAATAAAATTTTTAACTATGAGTATGATAAAAACGGCGAGAATACGCCTTTCAGAACTTTATCAAGACAGTATTAACTTTGTAAAAACTTCCTATCAATCAGTAGGAAAGTATTTTTCAATGGCTTCTCCAATGGGTCAGCTACTTCAGGTGATCTTAAACCTTGGTAGAATGATACTTTATTATGTAGAAGACTCTATTACAGAGCTAAATATTAATACTGCATCAAGGCCAGACAGCGTTAAGGGCCTTGCATCGCTGACAGGGCACAATCCTTCAAGAGGACAAGCAGCTAGGGGGACTTTAAGGCTCACATACAATGGGGAAAAGATAGATATGTATGGAAATACGGTGGTAATCCCTAATTATACCCAAGTTACCTCCTCGATCAATGGATTAATCTATACTATTGTGCTTCCTGGCGAAGAAGTTCGTTTAGATCTCAACTCATTAACAAATTTTGTTAATGTAAATGTGGTTCAGGGAGTTTTAGAGTACCAACAATCAACCGGAACAGGAGATCCTTTACAATCTTTTAATTTTCAGAGTAAAAAAGGAGCAAGTATTGATAATTATTTTGTAAATATCTTTGTAAATGGTAAAAGATGGGAAAAAAGGGACTCTATTTTGGATATGATTCGAAACGAGGAGTCGGTAATGGTAAAAACGGGTCAAACTGGAGGTATAGACGTCTTCTTCGGAAGTGGATATAATGGGAAAATACCCTCTTTAGGATCTACCATACTTGTAGAATACTTATTAACGGATGGGGATGCTGGAAATATATCAACTCCTTCCTCTGAACAGCAAAAAAACTGGAAATTTGAGACAAAAGGATATTCCTTGAACTCGCAAGAGGTAGATTTAAACAAAATAATAAGAATAGGCATTGAAAAACCTATATTATTCGGAGCATTAGAGGAACCTATTTATTTAACAAGGCTTTTAGCTCCTCATGTATCCCGTAGTTTTGTTTTAGCAAATACAAACAGCTACATTTACTTCCTTCGTAAGCTAAATATGTTCACGATTGTTGATGCTTTACCAGGATTTGCAACTTTTGAGGACAGATATGCTTTAGATAAGTATAATCAGGCAAGAACCGTTTATGAAAATGTAAATGAAGAGTATAGAAACTTGATTTCTACTATTGGAGCTAGTGCAGATAAGACAATGACTAAGAAAACTGAATTAGATGCAGCTCAAAATCAAGTTTATTACTGGCAAGGCAAAATAAATGAGCAAAAACAAGATGATAATACTGTTTATCTCTATTTAGTACCGGATGTAAACAAAAGAATCGCAGCTAATCAAAATTATTACACATGTAATCTAGATTCTTTTATATTAACAGGAGCAGAGAAAAGGGGAATACTGGATCTTATCGAGGAATCTGGTCAAAGAGTGTTGACCGTAGATAATGCCATCATGAATTTAAAATATCCAAAATTCGTATTAAATATTTCCTTGATTATTTATGAAGGATTTGAGCTAAACACCATCAGGGAAAAGATAATTTCAAAAACCTCTGATTATTTCTTAAAAAATACTCGTAGAGATAGAATTCCCGCATCTGACCTTGTTAGAATTCTAGAAAATATAGAAGGAATAGATTCTGTAACAGTCTGGTTTGATGCAGATTTAAAAAATATTCAAATTTACGGATCAGGCTATGGGATTGATGATTATGGAGATGTTCTTTTAGAAAGATATGTAGATGATGCATTTGGAAATAAAGTTCCTGTCAGGGATTTATATCCTCTAATAAGAGGAGGATGGGAAAGTTCTAATGGAGTTTATTATGATGATTCTATAGACAAAGAAAAATTAAGTACTGTAAATATTCAATTGAGGGGTATTACTGCAGTAGATCTTAACTCAGCTACAAACAAAACTATCATATCTAATTTATAATGGCAACTAACATTCAAAAGAAATCAGCCGTAAGTAGAACCCAATTACTTTATAAAGTAAGGCCTGGATATTATGATCAAGCAAAGAATTTAAATGATCAATATAAAAATCTTGGATATGATTATAGGGGGAAGATAATGAAAAAAATGACTTCCCCTGAATTATGGGCAAACTATATTCAGATTCCATTTTATGGAAAAATCGAAGGACTAATTAATTTTTTAATTGAGCAGGTAAAGATAATTAAGAAAACCTTTTCAATAGCACATAATAAAAACTCTACTAATATCAATTAAGAAATGAGAGCCGATAACTGGAAAATATTTGATAAGAAAGGTAGTAATTTAAATGTTTATACCGATGCATTCTTAGACCTTAAATTTATTACGGATGCACAGAATGCAAACGGAGCTGAAGGATATGCACTTACAAATCCTGACGGATCCATATATGATACCGTAATAACTAACTCCGGATGGAACTATGATGAAATAGGAACCCAAGTAGAATTAAGTTATGCTTTTAGTGATTATAGCGAAATATTATCTTCAGCCGAAGCATCTATCAATTTTATTGATGTATCCGTTTTTAACCCGACTCCATCGACTGTTAAGGGAATAGGCTCCGTTTATATAGATCCAGTGGAGGTATCTATTAATTTTGGATATCCTTCCGTGGTTTTCGCTTCGGCTATTTTTATGAACCCAGTTTCTGTTCAATTAGTAGAGACTGAGCACTTAAGTCTTTTAGAAGAGTCCTCTACTGGGACATATATTCGTCCTTACGACCCCATTAATGGAACTCTGATATTCAGATTTTCTGATGGGGACCCAGAAATTAAGTTATTTGAGGTAGATCAAGATGAACAGAAATTAATATGGGCCGAGGAACTTATTTTTGATGTTTCGGAATATATTATTGGCTCCCCATTGATCATAAACGTTGGATTCAGGTCCGAGGACGAAGGTGTATTTGAAAGAAAACTCCGTGGATACCATAGGATCAATGGAGAGGATTATCAAATAATGGAAATCTTGGTAAATTCCCAATCAATTGGTCCAGATGAAAGATTCGACACTTTGGCCCAAGACTTCGGATTGCCAAATCCAAAAGATACTCCTCATCTGTTCAAAGAAGCGGATATTAATGAAGCAATGCCAGATTGGCAACTCCTAAATTATAAAGGAAAACATATAATTCTAGAGCAGGCCCAAATAATGCCTTATATAGGCACATATAAAGCTCTTATCAACTCGATAAAGTGGCTGGGATATGAAGATATTAAAGTGAAAGAATGGTTTAGGGACGTAAAAGAAAATAAGAAGCTATCTCTATACGTTCCATATGAAGCTGCAGATAGAACAAAAACCATTTTATATTTTTCACCAGAAGAAAGAAAAAATTTAAAGAAACTCAATGAGCTCTCTCTTGTTTATTGCATCACAAGAGAGACTGGAGAAATTGATGAGTGGGGAAATCCGCTTGTTGAAGAATGCTATGAATACAATATTAGCGAGATCTTAATTAAGCTTAAATCTCTAAAAGATTGGTTAGAAAAAAATATAATCGGGGTAAATGCTCGGATCACAGATGTGACCGGTGAAGGAGTATACTTTGAAAGATTCAGGAGTTTTATTTATGCTACTCAGAATGTTGGAAATAATGCTCTTTATACACAGTCTCTAACTCCGGATACTATAGAAGAGACTTCAGAATTATCTATGGGGGAAGCTTCTATTGGCTTAACTCTAAAGGAAATTCAACAAACTTCTATTGAAGATTTTAAAGGAATAAAATTTCGAGATCTTCTTCAATATTATTGGGATCCTTCCAATGGTGCGTTCTCACCAGAGGATGCCTCGGCGCTTTGGTGGGATCCTTCTACTCTATTCGTAGGAGTTTCTTTTAAGTTTCCATTCTTTAACTTGTTTGATATACAATGGAAAGCTTCTGTAGAAAAAACAGATGCTGGGGTACTAGATAATGCATATGTAACGAACCCATTATTCATATATGAAAATGAGATCAGATATTATAATATATTTGATTCATCTACCATATTCTATGAGGCCTCAACTGGTCTAAGAATACTATTGGAGCAAGGATTTTTAAGAGATGCAAGTAATGATGATTGGATCAGTTCCATAGCCTATTCAATTTATCCAGATATTAATGTAGAAATGGATGCATCCACTACAAAAATACTTACTAGAGATTCATCATATGCTGTATTATCAGGAGCTGGAACCATATCTCAAAATGGTGTAATAACCTCATTTAATTCTTCTATAAATCCTACATATTTTACTATTGGTCCAAGCGCTTACATAATAGCTGATACGAGCACTGTAATTCAAACTCCTTTCTTTGTGAATTATATAGTTGAATCGTCTGTAGGAACCATATGGAAAACGGACGGATTTGTAAATCTAAGGCCTGATACTAGTTCACTTCTTCAGTATGCATTTGATGCTAATTATAGAGTTCCGTTATTATCGATGAAGAACTATAAATTCACAGATATAGACGAAAATATAATTAAATTTGAAACCGATAAATCTTATTTCTTAGATATATTGGATGGAAAAATAGCGATGAAAGCATATATTGCTGAACCATCGACATTTACTTCCGATCCATCGACCATCATGTATAGAAAAGAGGAGCATTATATTAATTGGACATATGATTCCTCCCTATTAGAGCAAAAGATTACGCTGAATGTG